TTAAGTCAGGGACATGCATTTTTCCTTCAACCATTCTTCGAAATCATTTTTCATATGTATGAAATTCTTTTTCTGATCCACCAAATATGTATTATTATGTTTTGCAAATTCAGCAAGCCAGTTGTCCAGATCAACATCCTCTTTATATGAATAAGCCATCATTGTCAATAATGATCTACGATTTTCATCGCGCAAAAGTCCGGAGCCGTCCTTAATCGTTTTACTTGTCAGATCATTTAATGACTCATTGTAAAAGTCCACATTGCCGTTTACTTCTTCTATATCCATTCCCAGACTTTCAGCAATAAATTGCTCATCAGAAATCCGGTCATTCTCATTCGCTTCAATATGTAAAAAATCCAGCATCAGATTTTCAAGCAGATCTAACTTATCAATGATAACCTGTTTGTCCTTTGTACTTAAATCTTTATCAATCTCGTCAAACAGCTGCCCCTTTTCATTTCTCCGGCTGTCTCTTAAAACATCGCTAAAATCTCTGAGAAAATCGGCAAATTTCTCATCATCCATTCCAAGCTTTGTAAACCTGTCAAACAGAGTAAGAAATACAAACGAATCTTTCTTATTAAAAATAGCCCTGATATCTGATGTAATTACCTTTTCCAGCCTGTGTAAGTTATCCGAAAATACATTAAATTCTTCTTCTGTTGCATGTTCATTGAGATATTTAAAAGCAGGCTTCGCCTGAGCCTTCCAATTGTCAAAATGATTCATACACATCATTGTCTCTACGATCATTCTTTCAACTACGCCTTTGTTTTTATCTTTTTCAGAATAGACGCTGCAATCCACAAAGAATCTGCTGTCCAGAATTTTACGAATACGGCCTGCAAATCTGTCAATATAGGTAAATGCTTTTTGGTCCGTATTCATGGAAACATGATTGTTATATCGCTTAATATATTTTGATATAATACGACTGTCACATTCCTCATGTATAACCGTTTCTATTTGATATTCGTTAAATTTTTCTTTTAATTCTTCCGGAAGTTTATCAAATGTCTTATTTTTAATATCAAATATTGCATCTTCGTATATAATATTCCCCGCCTCATCCGTTTCTTTTTTCTTATAGGGAATCCTTGAATTCTCAATAGCCGAAGTTATCTTGTGATTCATATGTCTGAATTTAATTAACGCAGCAGTTCTGCAGCCGCCATCTACAATATGCAATTTTGAATTCGCTTCTTCACCAAGAATAATCGGAGGCATATAGTCATCTGTAAGAACGGTTACCACAAGTTCATTGATCTGCTCATTATTCCATGCAAAATTTCTCTGAACATCCGCATTATTATCAATATCTCCTTTCATATTTTTCTTTAAATACATTTCCAGTGTATAAGTCTGTTTTCTGGGCCTTGCCATTTTCTTATTCCCCCAATTATTCTTAAATATGCAATACTAAAACAAAACCGAAACGTTCCTGTATGAGCGGATCGCCGCACAGCAATCAGCATATTGTTTCTCATTTATATGTAATTCCGCTTTAACCTCCCCAGGAAGATAACCGGCTATGCTGAGCCTCAGAACTTCCTTTTGAAGAGTTGAAAGCCTGTTGAGATAAGTCAGCATTCTTCTGCTATACCCCGCCTCATCTTTTTCAAATATTTCCCGTTCAACGGAAAACGAATCGGCAATCGTATCTCCAATCGTAGAATTTTCATCACCGTCAATCGGTGTGTCAATAGAAATTGACATTCTGTCTGCCTTACGCTTCTCACGATTTCTTCTTGTTATTTCTGTTTTGATTTTATTAAATAAGCAAAAATATAGAAAGGTGTCAAACGACTGAGAGCCATCATATCTTCTCATCACATCTACAAACACCTCATTCGCCAAAGAATAGAAATCATCCAGATCCTTATCCGATATCCCGCCAAATTTCAGTAAAATACTGTCAACTATCTTATGAAGTTTTCTGGCATTGTCAGCATAATATGCCATTAATATCCGGTCCATATTGATACCCCTCTTTCATCGTTTTATATTTTATCTGTTTCTACTTTTGTCAGACATTTCCATAACATCCATACATCTTCCACTATTAATCAGCCTGCTTTGAAGTTTGCAGAATCGCTTGAAATTACTTGACTTTAAAGAATCAAATATGTAAAATAATGATGAGCGCAATTCTGCGTTTCAAATTCTGGCCGTTTCGGCGTTGAATTTGTGTGTATGTATGAAGACCTGTTCAATTCAGAGGTGCTGCCAACACCGTTTGCATGATTGAATGGGTCTTCTTATATTCACCTTACAATCCCAAGTATAGAACATACGTTCTGTTTTGTCAATATAAATATCGAATGTATGTTCTATTTTGATTCAATTACGGCACTTCCTATACAGCTTAATACAAATATAATCAGCAAAAGCGATGCATCTGAATAAATTGTACCGCTTTTCGTGTCCAATATTCCGGACTCAGACAATCTCAATGGTTTCGTAGCCAAAATGAAAAACAAGTATCTGTAATGACAAACCATATACATGTCTCACAAATCTAAATATCCCTGAAATATCTCCAGCTAAATAGAGAACTTTATAATGCACACGCAAAACGACCAACACAATGGTCGGAAAAGGCAATCAGTAACCTGACACGAATTATAATTTTTCATTTATAATTCCAAAACCGTCAGTACCAGCCACTATCCTGCCATCAAAAGGAGAAATAAAACTATGACACAGAAATTATCAAACAAAAATTTATCAAAAGCAAAGGAGAAAAACAGCTCATGACAGAAACAATTTACAAAACAGGACGATATAAACCGGATCATACGAAATTTGGAGGGATTATTTATCCTTCGGATTTCAACACAGATTACAGAGGAAAAAACAACACAAAGGGCTCTCCTGTCGCATCCCGTATCGCATATGATTTGCGATGGGAGCAGGAAAGATCGAAAAATACACATGATGACAGGAAATGATTACAGGTATAAAAAAGAAGCAGGGAGGGGTAACACTTGAAGAATCATGGAATTTATATACCATCTGTTGATGCGAAGGATATTTATTTATCAATGCACTATATTGCAGATAATCCTGATGGATACAATTTAAAGCTCGAAAATGGACAGTATAATTTGCGGAAATTTATTAATACATTTGATTACAGCCTGGATTTGATTCAATTATCAGATATCTATTACAGGAAATACAGACGGAAGGATTTTTCTTTTAAAATAAAGAAACATTCCTATTCCATAAAGGTAATCAATCTGACATTCAGATATTCCGTAAAGGAATGGAATCAAATGAACAAAAATACATTTGTGAAGCTTGGATATGATTATCGAAATCTGATCTTTGAGGATTGCATCGCTAAAAATGAAGACGGAGAAATCATCGGTATAAAAACCGGAGAAATAATAACATCGGCATGTGATATACTGCCTGAATACTTTGATATAGAAGATATTGAAATAATCGATAAAAAGGATAAGACAAAAGTGAAAGAAACTCAAAAACAATACAAAAAAGTGAAAGAACCAAAAACGCTTAAAACAAGTGCGGAATTGCGAAAAGACCTTTATAAAAATGGTTTTATCTGTAATGGTATGAAATACCGGAGAATGAAACGCTCTTCCGGTTCCGCCCGTATTGGAAAATGTTTATTTATTCATGAACCATTGTTTAAGCCAATCCTGAAATTCAGTTCAGGCGCTATTGTTTTAGACGAAGGCCAGGAAGTTGATTTAGCCGCTTACGAAAGCTATATATCGCTGCCCTCCAGCAGTATTATTGACACACTCTCGATTTCACCGGAAAACATTTTACTGATTGATGATTATGAAAGCATCTTTAGAGAAGATGTCATTGAAACACATAATGAGAATGGCTGGCTTACCACATCCGAAAAGAATTGCGAAATCTCTAATAGTATCTGGGACGGACAGTCACTGATCGATGTCTCATTAATGGGAGAATATTCCTGTTATGGAATGGTTCTGTTAAGAAACCTTATGTTCAAATCCTGCTGCTTTAACTGTAATATTCAACAGTGGTTTCAGGATAATCATATTACCTGCATTTCTCAGTTGAATGGCCGGACAAGAGCCAAATATATAGAAGACATAAAACTGATCACTACGCCAAGCAGCATTAAATACCTTAAATTTGACACGTGGGAGAATTGGCTGGATCATCTGTATCCAAAATTTGGAATTGTAAAGCATGATAAAAAGACACATTTCTTTGACGGACGATTCGTGCGGACACATTATCAGTTAATCAATACGCTTCAATTATCTCAAAATGAAGTGAAAGAGTTTTTACAGGATTCATTGGATTTTGCTCAGATGCTGAGAAACAATCCGGCTGTTGTCAGGTACTACATTAAATATCCTGATATTGATGAATTTGAGCCGATGTCAGAACCGATGTCAGCTAAAAACGATGTTGTTTATCATCTGATGTGCATAAATGACCGTTTTACGGAAACAAAGTATTATCAGGAGTTCCTGCATGATTTATTAGCCTCGTATTACAAGAATCTGAAAAACGGACATGTGTATGTTAATGGCAACTACTCCACTCTCCTCGGAAACCCGATGGAAATGTTACAACAATCTATTGGTAAATTTAATGGAGAAAGTCAAATGGGAACTGGAAATATACATAATATAAGATTTGAATATAATAAAATTTTATTGGGATCGAGAAGCCCCCATGTAACAATGGGAAATATTTTACTGGCAGTCAATAAAGAAAACAGATTAATTGATCATTACTTTAATCTGACTGAGGAAATCGTATGCATCAATTCTATTGGCGAAAATATACTCCAAAGATTATCCGGAGCCGATTTCGACAGTGACACAATGCTGCTTACAGATAATGAGATACTTATAAGAGCCGCAACACGCAATTATAATACCTTTAAAACTCCGACATCTTTTGTAACCGCCAAAAAGGTAAAGCGCTGTTATACTCCGGAGGAGCAGGCTGATTTAGATATCAGAACATCAGTAAATAAAATAGGTGAGATCATCAATCTGTCTCAGGAACTCAATTCTTTATTATGGGACAGGATGTATCGCGGCGCCGGGTATGAAGATGTAAAAGAATTGTATTACGATATTTGTCAATTAGATGTTATGTCCGGAATCGAAATTGATAAAGCCAAAAAAGAATTTGACATAAATAATGTAAAGGAACTTGATAAACTCAGAGAAAAATATAAAGAGGAGCTCAGCGACGAATACAACAGGAAGAAAATGCCACACTTTTTTGCCCATATATCAAGGCAAAAGGGATATTACAATCCCCAAAAGAAAAATTACTGCAAATATAATACCTCGATGGATTATCTGCAGACGATCGTCAATGGATTCAAAATCAGGAACCCATATAAGAAAGACTGGCTGCCCTTCGTCTCAATTTTAGATAACTCCGGATTCTACAGCACACATGTCAATCAAAAGCAGATCAATAAGATATACAGTATATTAAAACGGTATATCTCTGACAGGAAAAATATATTTGGAGCGGAATCGGATAAAGATGACCGATATGAAAGATCAAAAATATTGTATGAAAATCTTTTATCTGATATTAATAATGAAACGATTGGCTTTTCTACTTTATATAGATTGTTAAGTTCATTGGAGAATGAAGAAAACCGTCAGATTAAAAACACTTTATTACAGGTCTTATTTATGTGCGGCAGCGAAAGTTTTAAAAAAGCAATTATAAGCTCCTCTTCTGAAATCAAACAACTATATGAAGGTGGAAATGATATAAAATTGTTCAACATCAGCTTTGGGATTACAAAAAAAATGATTGATTCGCAAATTTAGTCTTTTTTTTGAAACTCATATGAACGTTTTTTTTATTCTGCATAGGAGAGGGTGGCTTTCAAATACGCTTTTTTATGAATGCTGCTCTCCTGCAAAATATCTGTGCTTTATCTTTATAACAAAGGAGGATTCATAATACAGGAAAAAATTTATTACAGCCAAAAATATATTATCGATGAAATACATAACAGGACCGGATATTCCACTGATGATGTTACAAGAATTTTAAATTCGTTAAATGATGTAGTAAGGGATAAATTCAGCGATGCGGATGACTATGTTGAAATCAAAATATTTCCCGGCCTGAAAATAACTTCACAATATGTATTACCGGAACAATCCAGATCTAATTTAAACATTGCAAATATGAATTATATTTTGAGTTTAAAAGCTGCATTCAGTGATTATTTCAGAAAAGAGATAAGAACACTGCATGATCATATGCTTTAAAATTTATCAATTACAGCATCCATAAAAGAGAAATAATAAATATAACATAACTCACCTTAGTTGGGAAAGGAGTCTCGAAAAATGAGAAAACTCAGTATTACAGAAGCGCTTAATGAACTGAAATTATTCGATTCGAAAATCAGAAAGGCAATTGCCAATGCCGCTTTTTGCGGAGCCGCCAAAAAATCGGCAGATACGGTTGGAATTGTCAGGAAAGAAGATTTTGATGAACGTGCAAAGGCTTCGTATCAATCCGTGACGGATCTGATTGCAAACAGAAACACCTTAAAATCTGCTATCGTCAAATCAAACGCAGAAACAATGATTACAGTGGACGGGAAGTCAATGACCCGCGCAGAAGGCATTGAACGAAAGAATTCTATTAAGTATGAAGAAAAATTACTTGCTGAGATGAAAAAGCAATACGCAGCTGCTACCGCCAATGTAAAGAGAGAAAATAAGAAAATCGATCATAAGGTGGACGAGTTCATTTCCACCCTGGTTGGCAGGGATTTTACAAAGCAGCTCTCAACAGAGGATCAGGAAGCTGTTGAGAAACCATACCGTTCCAAAAATGAATTTGAATTCATTGATCCTATTGGAATTTTTGATAAAATACTTGCATTAGAGGCTGATATCGATGGCTTTAAGTCCAATATTGACAGTCAGCTTGTATTATCTAATGCTACTTCATTTATTGAGGTTGATTTTTAAAACATGAAAACTGATCGGACAGTAATAAATTTTCATATACAAATATTGAAATAATCTCGCTTACTGATGAATCAGTATTGATATAAATACAGGTGATAAAAGATCAAAAATCAACATTCAAAACTCAAAATTCATTTATAACGCAGACAGATAACCTGTCTGTTTGCGAAATATGACACATTTACTGTTTTCAGACGTTATGGAGGAGGTGATATTTCTGGCAAACAGTGATTTGATATCTCATTTGAAATCAGCGGTAACAAAAGAACTTCTTAATGATGAAGCGTTGTTTTATGCCATAGACAGCAGCGAAATAACGGATTTCACAAAGGCGGACCTGTTAATGTATAAGCACATTTTCCCATATCACAGAAAGACAGAAGACACTACGGACGCAGGCACCTTCATTACCTTTCAGGTACATATTCGTGAAATGAGTTCATGGGATAAAAGATGGATATCAGTAATTCTTGAATTTTATATATATTCTCATGATTTTCACATGGAAGTCAATCATAATCCGAAAACTTCAGATAACAGAAATGATTATATTGCAGAGCTGTTAGATAAAAAATTTAATGGAAGAAGTTCTTTTGGAAATAATGAAGCTCCTGAAAATGATATCCATTTATATGACAGTTTAGATCTGACCCTGAATGAAGAAGATGCTACACCACAGGGGCTTCTTTACCGTCATTTAATGTTCAGAACAAAAGACCTGAATCATATTCCGTGTAATCAGAAAGGTTGGTGATTGTTTGTATCATGATGAGCTGGCCGTATATCGTGGAAAAGATTTTACTGTTTCAGAGCATATAAAAATCCATCAGGTAACACTGGATGAGATATATGCTTACGGGGAACAGGATTATTACAACATGATATATAATCTTACAGCTACTCCACAAAGTATGAAATCTGAATTATGGGATATGGAGCCAAGAATAGATTACACTGAAATAACTCCGTTTGAGTTATTCTGTTATATGCTTCATGGCCTCTATTCACAGGATAAAACATCAATTATATTTGGTGATTTAGATTTAACCAAATTCAAAATTGCGAATCGAGAAGACAATGGCGATTTAATGCTTTTGCAGATTATAAATGGTAAACAGGTGATCATCGATGAATTTACCTATTATGTTATTACGGATTTTCTACGACAGGTTCATCTTATTGCTAAGGATGAAAAAATGCCCGGAAATAATACCACAAAAATGATCGAAATAGAAGATGCAAGAGCAGAACGTCTGAAAAACAGGAATACGGAGTATCATTCACAATTAAAGAATTTGATGTCTGCAATGATTAACTGTGAAGAATTTAAGTATAATCATTCAGAAGTCTGGAATATGAAAATAAATGCTTTTACGGATTCCGTTAAAAGAATCCTTAAAATAAAAAATGCAAATTTACTACTGCAAAGCGCTTATTCCGGCTTTAGCGGTGTGAATCTAAAAGATGTTAAAAAACAAATAAACTGGCTGGGAGAACTTGATTAACAAGTTTTTCATGCCTCAAATTAAGGAGGAAAAAAATATGTTTAACCCGAATGAATTAGTTTTGGAAAGAGTAAGATCCGTTGAGGAGTATGATCCTGCCACAAGTGAATTGCTGGGACGATATACCCAGATTGAGGAGCCAAGCTTAAAGACAAGCGCCGATGCCCAGGAAGTAACCGATGCTATGGGTTCCACCGTAGCAACATTTTATAAAGCGCAGAAAGGCAATTTCAGTTTTAATAACTCGTTTTTCTCACTTGACCTTGCCGCTTCCCAGTATGGTACCGAAAAGGCCGTTTCGTCAGATGAGAATAAGATTATCATGCCCGTATCGGAAGTAATTACAATTGGTGCGGATCATACTGCAATTCTGAAATATGTACCTGTCGGAACCGTTGGCGCAGAAGTGAAATATGTAAAGGTAATTAACGAAAATAATACTTTTGGTGATACCTATGAAGTTGCCGCTGCCGCCGCTGATGGCAAATTTACAATTGACGCCGCCACTAAGACAATTACGCTTCCGGATGGCGTAACCGGTAAGGTATTCGTTAATTACGAAAGAGAAACCGTACGGGCGGCACAGGTTACAAAGAGAAGCGATAATACGCCGAAAATCAAGACTCTTTTGATTCACGCTATTTTCCATGAAATCTGTAATCCCAACGTAATTTATGCCGGCGTAATCCGCTGCCCAAGAGCACAGATTGACCCTTCCAGCACCGAAGTAACTTTAAGCCCTGAAGGAAAGCATCCTGCATCTTATATTTTACAGAGAGACTACTGTGATGAAGGCGGCGTTCTGTTTGATATTATTGTGAGTGAGGATTAATACATTTTGGGCCATATGACAAATAATATTAACGCATACTGCAGCATCTGCAATCAGGGATATTCCTTATGCCGCTCATGTATGAATGAAAAAAGATTCAAACCCTGGCGAACTGTTACGGATAGTCCGGAGCACTATAAAATATATATGGCGGTTCATGGATATACGGTTACAAAAAAAAAAAAATAGCACGAGAAGAATTGCTGAACTGTAATTTATCCGGTATGGAATCTTTTCGCGATGAAATCAAAAAAGCCATTAAAGAAATCATGACTTATGATTAGCATTTAAATTTATATCAACTTATAGGGAGAGATACTATTTATCATTACAGATAGTCGTCTCTCCCTGTTTTTTATGATTCTGAAAGCCGGATGTTGAAAATGAAAACAATACGCGAATTAACAGGAAAGGAAATGTCAGGCGGTGAAAAAATATGCGTGTGTACCTTGACAATGCTGCGACCACAAAATTGTCAGCTTCAATGAAAAAATATTTAATTTCCGTTTTGGATATCTATGGAAACCCCAGTTCTTTGCATTCGGCAGGCGACGCGGCAAAGCAGATTGTATCCAAAGCAAGGCAGTCTGTGGCAAAATTTATCAATGCCGATGCAAAAGATATTTATTTTACAAGTGGAGGATCTGCCTCAAACACGTTAGCGGTTCGTGGTTACTATTTAAAGAATGCCTGTCCGGTCTTCTACTCTCCAATCATTCATAAATCGATTTTAAAATGCGTTGAATCATATCCTGACAGGCAGCCTTTAAAGGCAAATTCAGAAGGAATCATTGACATCTGTGATTTGAAAGAACGTCTGGATGCCTGTAACAATAAACCGCTTGTGATAATCGATCATGCAAACAGTGAAATTGGAAGTATTCAAAACATATCAGATCTTATAAAAACTGTTCATTTATACGGTGGAATTATTTATCTTGACTGTACCGGTTCTATTCCCCAGATTCCAATAGATGCAGCATTGTCAGACGCAGATATGATTGGCTTTTCTTCGCATAAACTGGGAGGCTTAAAAGGATGTGGCGTTTTATATAAAAAGAGAACTATAGAACTTGAACCCTTAGTCTACGGAACACAGGAAGGCGGTCTTTCATCAGGAACTGAAAATGTCTTAGGTATTGCTTCATTGGGAAAGACCATCGAACATTATAATTACGCTTCCGTCTCTCCGGCTAACAGGGATTATGTGTATAACTATATTATGAAAAATATACCCGCCTGTTACTTAGTCGGCGCTTCCGTCAACTCCGGAAACAGATTACCGCATAACTTAAATATCTGCTTTAAGGGAGTCGAGGGAGAGTCCTTAATGATTCTGTTGGATATGAATGGAATCCAGGTTTCTACCGGATCAGCCTGTAACAGTCAGGATATGACGCCATCCAGTGCCCTGTCTGCCATCGGTATGAATGAAGAGGATATTCACAGCTGTATCAGATTGAGCTTCAGCGGTGCGGAAAGCATAAATGAATTAGATTATGTAAACGAAAAACTAAAGCAGTGTGTTGAAAAACTCAGAAGCTTCAACAACGAATGATTAAAGACGATCCTGATGCGGTCGGTTAGGAGGAATTTATGGAATTTTCAGAATTATTAAATTATTGTCTGTACATTGTTCTGACGGTTATTTTACCTGTGGCAGCAAAATATGCCGTCGATTTCATTAAAGCCAAAATAAAAGAAAGCAATATTATAGCTGATGCAATGAAAAATGAAGAGCTGAGCAAAATTATTGAAGGCGCTTTATCCGATGTCATGGATGCTGTTCTGTATGTAAATCAGGTATATACAGATTCTCTAAAAGCAAGCGGACAGTTTGATAAAGCTGCTCAGAAAGAAGCATTTAACCTTGCTTACGTGGAAGCCATGAATATGATTTCCGATACAACGAAGAACGTTATTGAACAGCTTTATGGCTCTTTCGACAAGTGGCTGAAGCTAAAAATTGAATCTTCTGTAAATATGGCAAAAAACAGTAAACCAATTGCCGGCTGACACCGGTAACAGCATAAAGGAATTGGAGGCAGACTATTGTGAACAATCTTGAATTAATGAATTTTGCAATAAGTAAAATCGGAACACCTTATGTTTATGGCACAAAAGGAAATATCCTTACTCCCGCTCTTCTTCATTCCTTATCCGATAATTACCCGGCAATTTTCACGAATACATATAAAAACAAAGCGGCAGCATTCATTGATAAGGTCTGTACGGATTGCAGCGGTTTGATTTCATGGGCTACCGGCATTTTAAGAGGAAGCGCAAACTATTACGATACGGCGACCGAAAAAGGAAACCTTCAGACGATTCCTGAAATATGCGGGTTGGCCGTTTATAAAAAAGGCCACATAGGAATTTATATTGGAAACGGAAAGGTTGTCGAAGCAAAAGGAATAAATTATGGGGTTATACAGTCAGATTTGTCCGATACAAAATGGACGCATTATTTATATTTATGCGATATTGAATATTCTTCTGTCCCACAGCAAAATACATCTGTTGTAAAATGCGTTGATGTAAGTTCCTATCAGGGAGATATTAATTGGAATCTGGTTAAATCCGCAGGCGTTAATCATGCAATTCTGAAAATAATCCGCAAAGACCTGAATCCTGATACAAAATTTGAACAGAACTGGTCCGGCTGCCAATCTGCCGGTATAAATGTGCAGGGAGTTTACAATTACTCTTACGCTGCTACAGTTGAAAAAGCAAAAACGGATGCCAAAAAAGTTCTGTCCGTTTTGAATGGCAGAAAATGCACCGTTTGGCTGGATGTGGAGGATAAATGCCAACAGGGCATTGGTTCTTTATTAAAAGATATTATCAATGCTTACGGCAGCATCATTGTAAACGCAGGATATGCATTTGGCATTTATACGGGAATGTCATTTTACAACTCGTATATAAAGCCATATGCTTCGCAGATCAAATGCGATAAGCTGTGGATCGCCAGATATTATAACGGTTACAATAAAATGACTGTTTCTGTGGATCCTGATGAACAATATAATCCTGAAACAAGTACCGGAAGAGATATATTTGCCTGGCAATATACTTCTTCCGGACAGGTTTCAGGTATAAATGGGAATGTTGATTTAAGCATTATTTATGGTGATATAACATCATCTGCTCAACTCAAACCAACTACTGCCGTTTCAGAAACATTGGTTACTCTTCTCGGCAAAATCAACACCAGGTCAGGAAATCTGAATATCCGCTCCGCTCCAAATTCTTCCTCGGCTAAAGTGGGAACATATGAAAAGGGTAAATTAGTACAGCTGACCGCAAAAACCTCAAACGGCTGGTATCGGACTGATAAAGGATATATTTCCGGTGAATACGTTATCGCCGCCAGAGGTAAAGTATTCAACTGCACAAAATTGAATATGAGAAAAGAGCCCGAAATCGCCCCCGATAATGTCGTATCTGTTTTGAATAAGAATGACGAATTAAAGCTTATGAAGCAGACAGAGAACGATTGGTACAAAGTGAAAACAAAAGATAACCTTGTTGGTTATGTGTCAGGTAAATACATTACGATTTTATAAGAAAGGCAATGTTATGGCATAATGAGTGAAATTATAGAATTAACAAAAATAGATTTTTCATCCGTATTGATTGCAGTATCTGCTATTCTTTTTGGAATAAAAGTTATTGTATCTCTTTTTGAGTGGGTGTTTCATCAACTTGGCCTGGAAACTAAGTGGATGAGAAAACAACGTGAGGAACATGATTTACTTATTCAGACCTCTCAGAGTCTTGCGGAACTTAAAGAAAAACATAATCATGATGTAGAAGAATCTAACTCGCACGATGAAAATATAAAAGCAGAATTACAATCTTTTATGTGTGATATGAAAAAATCTATAACCGATACACAAAGCGAAATAAAGCAATTTGCAGAAAATCGAGTGCATGACAGAGAACAATCGTTACAGATTCAAAAAGAATTAACAAACTCAATTAAAGAAATCGCTGCATTTAATTCAGCCAAGGATTTGCAGATTGATCATATTATGGCCGCCCAGCGCGAAGTAATCGCTGATAAGATAAACGATAAGTATAAGTATTACATATCAATCAAAGGTATTCCTGAGGATGAGGTAAGCGAATTTACAAATCTTCATGCCGCATATAAAGGTGTCGGAGGTAATCATAGCGGAGATGCCAAATATGAATATTGCATGAATCATCTTCCGATCATTCCTGTAGAAACAAAACTGCTGACAACAGAAAAAGAGAATTATTAA